AAGGGGCGTGTTCCCAAGGCTCCAACAATCGTTTTTAACGGTGGCGCTCAGGAATTTCAGAGCATCTGATTTATCATCTGGTAAGATGTTGGTAGAGTCCGACAACCGAAAGGATGATAATGCACAAGTACAAGTGCCCCAAGTGTGGTCAACAGTTCTCGACCGATGTCAAACCTTCTGAGCCGCCAATCTGTGCCCGCAAGGACAGGAAGGTGAATCACCCCGTCCAAATGATTCCGTTAATCACGCCGCTTAGGGCTTGACTCGACATTCCGCAGCGGATAACATGAGAGTACAAGGAGGAACCCAATGACCACAATGACAGCCACAATTCTCGCCTACAAGGTCGACGACCTTAAAGAAGCAGTTGCAAAACTCGCAAAGATTGCAGCAAAGATTGACGCTCCAGCACCTGAACTTGTCATTCTGGACCGCTTCGAAACCACCACCCAAAAGGATGACGACTTCGTCACCGAGGTCTGGTTCAATGTTGAAATTCTCAACGCCTACCCAGTTGTCGCTGGTGGCTACCAGTTCGTAGCGGCAATCGACCACATCGCTGACGGTGTGAACATGGTCCGAGTTGCTCCCGACTTCCGTGAGATGGACCTCACTCACCTCAACACGGTGAGCAGCCGATGCGACCAGTGCCATGTCGACAGACTCCGCCTCCGCACCTACTTTTTCAAGAGCGAAGATGGCACTGAGGTTCAGGTCGGTTCGACTTGTATGACCGACTTCCTTGGTCACAAGGTCAAGTTCCACTGGTACGAGGCACTCGACGAGATTCTCGATGACGACGAGATGTTCGGTCGCAGTGGTGGTGGTGGTGGCGGCAGCCGCTACAGCGTCATCGACTATGCGATGGCAGCCGCAACGCTCATCAACCACATCGGTTTCCGCAAGGCAGACCAAGACGCATCAACCAAGAGCCAGATGGCAGCCTTCCTAACTTCGAGCCAAGGCTTCGATGCTGTCCCCAAGATGACCGCCGAGCAGCGTGACGAGGCACAAGCAGCCATCCAGTGGATTCTCGACCTTGAGCCTGACGGCGAATACCTACGCAACCTGCAAACGGTTTTCAAGTACGACCTCTCGGACCACAAGTACCACGGTCTCATCGCTTCTTTCCTCACCGCCTACCGCCGCCACCTCGGTTGGATTGCAGAGCGGGCAGCACGAGAGATTGAAGTCAAGACTCCAGTAATCACTGGCGATAAGGTCCAAATCAGCGGCACAGTCGTCTCGGTTGACCTCAAGGAAACCGATTGGGGTTACCGCTCAGTGATGACAGTCAAGGATGACCGTGGCTTCAAGGTCTGGGGAACTTGCCCTTCGAAAATCAGTGACTGCCACTCAGGTGACAAGGTCACTTTCATCGCAAGCGTCGAACGGTCCAGCGAAGATGAATCATTCGGCTTCTACAAGCGCCCAACAAAAGTGACAATCGAGTACATCAACAACCCAGTCCACTAAACACCACTTCAGTTGCCATGTGTATGCGATGACATACACTTCAAAGAACCGAGACCCGAGGGTCGTCAGCCGAAAGGCTTTCGATTTTCGGGTTTTTCTTTGAGGAAATATGACAGCAAAGACGCCTAAAAAGATGGTGGCACTAAAAGTGCTAGAGACCAGCGGTGTAGACCACCCTGCCCATCTTGAAGAAGGTTGGATAGTCATGAAGAACGCAAACCCCACGGAGGACTCAGTGGCACATGCAGAAGATGATGTTGTCGTAGACATCAATGAGCAGTACATCGACCGTATGGTCGAATTGGAAGCGGAACTTGCTAAGGCTCGTGAAGTAATCGCTGACCTCCAAAAGGCAGCCGATGCGAACGACCCAGAAGAGGACGCTCCTATCGACGAAGAAGAGGCGCTTATCAAGTCCCTCCCAGAGCCAGTGCGCCAGATGCTTGCAAAGGCATCAGCAGACGCAGAATCCGCTCGTGAAGAACTTCGCAAGGAAAAGGAAATCCAGCGTGACCGCTCCTATGTCTCCAAGGCAGCAGAATGGTCAAACCTTCCTATCGAAGCCGATTCGTTTGGTGTAGCACTCCGCAAGGTTGCAGACATCAACTCGGACCTCGCTTCCACCATCGAGAAGGCATTTGAGGCTGTCAATGCTCAGCAAGAAGCAGCAGCAATCTTCTCAGAACTCGGCGCAAATAACCGCTCCACGACAAGTGATGCGTTCGGCAAGGTCACAAGCCTCGCCAAGGCAGCAGTTGAAGCAGGCGAGTACAACACCGTCGAGCAGGCAATCAGCGGACTGGTTGCTACCAACCCAGACCTTTACAACCAATACCTCTCAGAGAAGTAAGGAAGGAAACCCCCATGGCATACGAGATTTCTAATTACAGCGTCAAGGTTTCCCTTGTTGCTGGCGGAGACCTCTCTTCGAAGCAGTACAACTTCGTGAAGTTGAACTCAAGCGGACAGGTTATTGCAGTTGCTGCAGCAACCGACCGTCCAATCGGTGTTCTTCAGAACGCTCCAGCATCTGGCGGCGTGGCTGAAGTTCTCATTTCTGGCGGTACCAAGTTGGTGCTCGGCGGAACAGTGACCGAGGGCGGCATTGTCAGCCCAAGTTCAACAGGCGCAGGTGTAGCAATTGTTGCTGGCACCGACACCACCAAGTACATCTGCGGAACCGCTCTCACCGAGGGTGCTTCTGGAGAAATCATCACAGCCGTTGTTGCCTGCGCCTCTGCAGGTCGAGCAGCCTAAGTAGAAGGAATAATCCAAAATGGCACAGCCAACACAGACCTCCGTCCACATTGATGCAATCCTGACGAACATCTCGGTTGCATACATGCAGATGGCAAGCAACTTCGTAGCAACGAAGGTTTTCCCTCTGGTTCCAGTGGACAAGCAGAGCAACAAGTTCTTCAAGTACACCAAGAACGACTGGTTCCGAGACGAAGCACAAGTTCGTGCCGATGCGACTGAATCAGCAGGTGGCGGATACAACTTGTCAACCGATTCCTACGCCGCTCAGGTGTGGGCTTTCCACAAGGACATCGGTGACCAGACCCGTGCAAACGCAGACGCACCAATCAACCTTGACCGTGAAGCAGCAGAGTTCGTAACGAGCCGCATCCTTCTCCGTCAAGAACTCGATTGGCAGTCAACCTTCTTCACCACAGGTGTATGGGGAACCGACTACACAGGCGTTGCAGGAACACCGTCAACTGGCGAGTTCAAGCAGTGGAGCGACTATGCGAATAGCGACCCTCTTGAGGACATCGAAGCAGCGAAGGAAAAGATTCTTTCGACCACAGGCTTCATGCCAAACACTCTCGTTCTCGGCTATCAGGCTTTCCGCAAGTTGAAGAACCACCCAGACCTCGTGGACCGTATCAAGTACACAACCTCGAATGTCATCACCGAAGAGATGATGGCTCGTATGTTCGAAGTTGACCGTGTGCTTGTCACCAAGTCAGTCAAGGCAACAAACAACGAAGGCGCTTCAGAGGCTTACTCATTCGTGCATGGCAAGGCTGCAATGCTTTGCTACAGCGCACCAAACGCAGGTCTCCTCCAGCCATCCGCTGGTTACACCTTCGGTTGGACGGGCGTCTCTGGTGGAATCGGTGCAACAATCGGCACCGCCCGCTTCCGTATGGAATCGCTCAAGTCAGAGCGTATTGAGGCTGAAGCAGCATGGGACCACAAGGTCATCGCTGCGGACCTCGGTTCGTTCTTCGCAAGCGTCGTCGCCTAATAACGAAGGAGCACCCAGTGCCTGAAATGTACGAAGTGCTCAGAGTGATTGCTGGAATCGATGGCAAGCCCATCTTTTCTGGTGAAATCATCGATGCGTCCGAGTGGCGCAACAAGAAGGCGTTGATTAACGCTGGGCGGTTGCGTCGCTTGGACGATGATGAAGTAGCACCTGTTGCTCCCGTAAGCCCGAAGCCAAAGGCGGCTCCAAAGCCTAAGGCAACCCCCAAGTCAAAGGTCGTTGAAAAGACGATTGAAACACCCGAAGAGGAAGTGACCGAAGATGTCAATCAGTAATTACGCAGAAATCAAGTTACTCGACACACTTGGTAACACATCTTTTGCTGTCACCACTTGCTATATCAAGTTGCACACTGGCGATGCAGGTGAGGACGGAACATCTTCAGCAGCAACCGAAACAACCCGCAAGGCTGTCTCTTGGTCCGCAGCATCGGGTGGTTCAAAGGCTTCTAGCGCAACTTTGTCGTGGACAAATGTTTCCACAACGGAGACATACACGCACTGGTCAATGTGGGATGCTTCCACTGGCGGCAACTGCCTCTGGACAGGTGCTTTGTCGGCATCTGCTTCAGTGACCGCAGGCGACACTTTTGAAATCACCTCGCTGACGCTGTCCTTGGATTAGAAAGGTGATTCGTCATGGCGACGAACTTCCCTACATCTCTTGACGCTCTCACCAATCCAACTTCCAGTGACACGCTGGCTTCACCTGACCACGCTGGTCAACATTCCGATGCGAATGACGCTATTGAGGCGTTGCAAGCAAAAGTTGGTGTTAACGGTTCTGCCGTCACATCAAGTCTTGATTACTTAGTCACAAAACGCCCTGTTGTAACGAACGCACAACCCGCCTCTTACACCCTTGTCCTCGCTGACGCTGGTAAATTGGTTGAAGTCTCTAACGCCTCTGCTAATACCCTTACAGTGCCCCCTAATTCGAGTGTGGCTTTCCCTGTCGGCACAATAATTGATGTTCTCCAGACAGGTGATGGACAAACGACAATTACTGCTGGCGCTGGCGTGACAATCAATAATGCGATTGGGCTTAAACTTCGTGCTCGATGGTCAGCGGGTTCGCTTATCAAAAGGGCTACTGACACATGGGTTGCTCTTGGTGATTTGAGCGCCTGATGCTTGGTGTAGTTGCATCTAGCGTTTTGCCTTTACCAGTCGTGACTCTTCAGTCAACGACAAACTTCAATCAAGACCGAGCCACGATAAACGCAACTGTTGATGGACAAGGTTTGAGCACCACCGTTACGGCTCAATACAGTTCCAATGGCGGCTCGACCTACTCAACGGCGTTAGCAATGACTGGTTCGCCAACTTACGGTTCAACGGCGATGTACGCCAATGCGACTGGTTTAACTGTGGGAACTTCCTACATTGTGAGAATTACTGCGACAAACGCCAAAGGCTCGACAGTTGTCCAGAACAGCAACGGGAACTTCACCACTTGGAGTCTCAAGACCTATCTCAACACCACTGCAGGTTCATACAGCGTAAGTGTTCCATCTATCACGCCAACGGGCGGGGCAGCAATAGCACCAACTATTTATGAAATGCTCCTTTACGGTGGTGGTGGCGGAGCCAACTATGGCGGCGGCGGTGGCGGCGGATACCGCCTTGCTGCCAGCCACACATCATCTACGGCTGGGACACAAACAATCAGTGGAACAGTTGGAGGAGGCGGTGCAGCAGGAAACGGCGGCGGCGGCAACGGCACTGCTACCGCAGGTGGAAGCACTTCTTTGACCATTGGCTCAACCACTTGGACTGGTGGCGGCGGTGGCGCTGGACAACATGTTGGAAATTGTGGCGCACCATCTGGTAGAGGTGGAACTGTAGGAACTGGAACCAACGGAAATAACCTTGGCGGTACCAACACATATGGCTACTACTATTTCACAGGCAACTATGTTATTACTGGGTACAATCTGACTTGCTGCGGTTACGGCAAGTACGGTGAATGTACTGACTATTGTTTTGACTACAACAGCCCTATTTACGATTACAACCAGCCAATTTACGCTTGGGATTGTGGACGATACGCAGGTGGTGGCGGTGGAGGAACTGACGGCGCAGGCGGAAACGCAGCAACACAGGGAAGTTCTTCACATGTCGGTGGCGCTGGTGGCACAGGCGGTGGAGCCTATGGTCTCCGTGGCGGCAACGGCGGTGGAGGTCAAGGAACACAGGGAAATGGTTCCGCAGGTGGCTTCTCGGTAGGTTCTGGAACGATTGTCGGTAGTGGCGGCTCAGTTTTTGGTGCGGGTACTGCTGGTGGTGTTACCTTTAAGTATTACGGACCGTGAGGATTTTATGATTATCAAAAACTTTTCAATCGACGACATCAGCACATACCGCCTATATTATGTGCTCGATAAAATTACGGACACGGCGGTTTCTTTGTATCGCCGCACCCCTGCTGGTGATGAACTGTTCGAAGATGCCGACATCCTCATTATGCGTGATGGTCATCTAGTAATCGCTTGGAAGCACCCATTCAAGTACGCAGCAAACAACTGCTTGTTTGCCGTGGATGCGAGCACAGAAGAAGTCGTCAACATGAATTGTTGGGAACGGCTAGTGGATTTGTACGACACCCCAATAGACAACACACAAAACGGGATATTTGTGTTCTGTGATTCTGTTGCTATCGCTGACGCAAAGATTGAGTGGCGATGCGACAACACAATGTTTGGTCCTAAATCGTATTTGAGCAACCTTGGTCAAGCCGTATCTTCGTTGAGCAGAGTCATTGCCCATGAAAACATTTTGAGTCTCCACGGTGTCGGCTACATCACCTACACACATTTGACAGATGACGAAGCCATGCGTGAGTTGTACACAAACAATGCCGAGTATCCATGTGTTGGCTCAACACTTTCTGAAATGTTCAAACTTTTGGTCGAATGGTCGGAAGTAACGCAACAGCCTTTTGGCAATACCGACCCGATAGCACTGAACGCTAAAAAGTTTTTGGAAGCCTTTGACTTCGACCCAGAATTGGTGAATGACCAAGTTGACATGCAAGTTGTCAACTACCTGAGAGGTTCCACAAACGCACGGAGACGCCCTGATGGTGTCGTGCCAAACAAGCCTGAGTTGATTGATTTCCTCAAAAAAAATATGGCTTGCAGTTCTCTTGCCGAACTATGTGTTCAATATCCCGACATGTGGAACACTGAAGAAGTCCTCCATGCCGAACAGCGGGTTCTGAACGAGGGAATCCAGCGTTTCAATGAGTTTTATGGCATCCCCGAAGGCTGGACTTTCGACAATCCCGAGAGATATATAGAGCATTGTGAACTGTATTTTCACGACTCAATAGGTGCCTATGTCCACAACCAAATACGGTTATTTGTCAACAAAACCGAAGTTCTAGACAGGGTTGCCCGTGGCAACCTATAACGATTCTGGAGTTCTTTACTCAGCAGCAACAACGACCTACAACCAAGCCTTCAGTACGGTCTCTACGACGGCGTCTGGGGCTGGAACAGGGTCGCAGACGGCTACCAGACTGATTACCGATTTACGCACCGCTACAGGCTCTGGAGTAGGTTCTCAGACGGTTACCAAACTCCATACAAACATACGAACTGCATCAGGGTCTGGCATAGGCGCAGCAGCGACATCCATTTCTGTGTCTCTTTATCGAAACGCTCAAGGGTCGGGACAAGCAGTCACTGAGGGAACCGCTGTCGGTTTGCTCACCGTCATCCGCAATGCGACTGGCTCTGGCTTAGGAACACAATCCGCTACCCGCCTAATCACGGACATACGAACCGCAACAGGGTCTGGAACAGGCTCCCAAACCGCTATCAGGTTGATTACTGATACCCGTACCGCTACAGGCTCTGGAACAGGGTCCCAAGCAGTTTCAGTTATCGTTATTCGAAGCAAAACAGCAACTGGGTCAGGCTCATCTTCGTCCTCAGCCGATTATTCTGTAACAAAAACAAGAAACGCTTCAGGTTCAGGATTAGGTTCTTCGACGATTTCCTCGTTTGCAACGCTCCATGCGATTGCCACGGGCAGTGGTCTGGGTCAGGCTTTTGCCGATGACCTTCATGTACACCAAAGGGTAGGAACTGGACAAGGACAGAGTTCTTCGAATAACTCCATTGTTCATCTCGTCTACCGAAACGCACAAGGTCAAGGAAACGGTTCAACCGCTGGAGGCGCAGAATCGCTTCATACAGCCATCAGAACGGCTACAGGAAGCGGAAATGGCGTTGGTGCTACAAACTCCTTGACAACCCGTCACCGCTCTGCTGGAGGTTCTGGCAGCGGCACATCCTCCGTCGTTTACCGACACATAGTTTTCAAAGAAGCAGTCGGAAATGGAAACGGTTCCTCATCGTCTAACGGCAAAAAAATCGTTATGCGAACAGCAAACGGGCAAGGTGTTGGCACTGCCGCAACCGTTTATCTTCACTCGGTCTACAAACAGGCAAATGGGAGTGGTGTCGGCAACTCAAGCGTCACGATTTCCATTTCGTTGTATCGAAATGCCCTCGGTTCTGGTCAAGGAAGCACTGAAGAAACCGCTTTTGGTCGAACCACATCTTTCCGCTCTGCTCAAGGCTCAGGCGCTGGCTCTTCCAGCATCACACGACTATGCACAAGACCAAGAACGGTGTCCGCAAACAGTTTCGGCACTTCCAGTTCGTCATTCCGTCGTGGATTCAAACGCACCACAAGCAATCAAGGCACTGGCGCCTCGCTCAGTTTCGGTCTCTACAAAGCACCCCGAACAGGGTCATCGAACGGAACCAGTACGCAAACATGCGATGGATTCCGACGCCTTTCGATATCAGTAATAAGTGGCTCCACAAAAGTAAGAGGTCCCAATTTGGTATCGACTGCCTCTGGTCGAAGCAGTGTCGTAGTAAAGGCACCTACTGGATAACAGAAGCGGATGGGTCTAAACTCGGCGTAACTGCGGACAGCAACGCAGGTTTAGTGGTCTTAGGAGATTGACATGGCAGATGTAACTATCAAAACAGGGGACAGGCTTCCCGTCATTGCCCGCCAGTTCTTCCTTGACGACGATGCTGTGAATCTGACAGGGGCAAATGTCACTTTCAACATGTGGAGAGCGAGCACGGGGGTTCAAGTCATCACAGGTGGCTTATGCACGGTCGTGGCGGCAGCCACAGGAAGTGTTGAATACCCGTGGAGTGCCACCGATGCGACTCTTCCTGCTGGTGAATACCTTGCTTCTTTCTCGGCTTCTTTTGCGGGTCCACGAATTTTGACAGCCCCAAACAACGGCATGATTGTCGTTGAAATCCTTGGCACAACTGAAGCATCATGGTCATACACGGGAAATCCTGAAAACCGCCTTCTTGACGCTTGCCGTTTTGTTATTGGCGATACCGATTCAACAAACCAGTTATTAATGGACCAAGAAATCCTTTGGCTTCTGAGCCAATGGGAGGAAAACATTTACACCGCTGGAGCAGAGGGATGCGTTGCAATCTCTGGCAAGTTCACTCGCATGGGCGACTACTCGAAGTCGGTTGGCGACCTTTCTTTATCGACGCAACACCAAGCACAGGCAAATGCTTTCCTCACCCGTGCCGACCATCTTCGTAATCAAGCCGCCAATATCGGGCAGACACAGCCTTACTTCTACTCGGACACCAGCGGCAATGTCTTTGGACCAAGCCACTTCTCAGTCGGGATGGACACCTTCCTGTGACAATGGAGACCGAGTTCCTTTCGATGATGCCTTCTGTGGTGACGATTTATCCAGACTCGTCTCTTGACGCCTACGGAAAAATCAGCCACAGCGCCACAGGCGTTCAAGTTCGTTGCCGTGTGCAAGAAGGAACAAACCGTTATGCGACTGAACGGAATCGTGACGAATTCGAGAACGGAACCATTATTTTCTATGGTGCTCCAGCAATCACAATCAGTTCAAAAATTGTTCTTCCAGACGGCACAAGCCCTGTGATTCTTTCCGTCAAGAATCACAACGACGAAACGGGCGTTCACCATACGACCGTGACATTTGGTAAGTGATTCTCCATGACCACTTCCTTTCGTGTCACTGGACTTGACAAACTTCTTCGTGTTCTCCTGAGGGGGTCGCCACTCGCCATCGATGCGACTCGTGCTGCTCTGTACCAAGAGGCGCAAATCATCCTTGGAAAGTCTCTTCGTCAAGTGCCGTTTCACCACGGAACCCTTGCAGGCTCAGGAATGGTCCATGACCCCGTAGTTATGGGCAGAGACATCATGGTTGAAATCTCCTACGGCGGACCAGCCAAGGACCGAAGCCCCAAAAACGGCGGCGAGGTCAATGTCGGCTACGCAAAGATTCAGCATGACAACTTGACTTTCAAACATGCCGCAGGCAGGAAAGCCAACTATCTCAAAGACCCAGTCGAAGAGGCAGCAAAAGGCTTAGAAGGAAAATTGCAAAAGCGGGTTGCCGCCATTATCGAAGGACTTGCCTAATGGCTTTACTTGATGCGTTAGGTGCTCACCTACAAACTTCTGGCGTTGGAACTCTCGCCACCAACATCTTCCTTACCGTGATGCCAGATTCGCCAGATGTCTGTCTTTTAATCGTTGAGGACAATGGCACTGGACCAATGCAGACATTCGGTGCCTCGGCTTATTCTGTTGAGCGCCCCCGTATCAGGGTCTTTTCTCGTGCTTCTCGTAACGATTACCCAACTGCCCGTGCTAACGCTGTTTTAGCCCGTAATGCGATTGGCGCTATTCGTAATCAAACGATTTCTGGTGTCAGTTTCTTAACGGTCATGGCAACATCAGACTTTTACACGGTTGGTCGAGACGGAGATGACCGTCCAGTGGTGGGCGTCGACTTTTCAGGATGGATTCTGTGAACATTCGTGAAGCCGCCCTCGCTGGACCACGCAATCTTGAGGCTGCCCTTGCTGCCGCCATCAAAGCCTCTGAGAGCGCCTCTGCAGCCCTTGAAGCACTCACGGTCAGTCTTATGCTCGCCGCCTCTTTCCTAAACGAACCAGAGCCTCTGAACAACGAATTGGGCGAATGTAGGCATGTACACACCATCGAAGTGTCAACAATGGGTGCCGTCTCAATAATCTGTGACGACTGTGGCGACACGGTCGCCGATGCGATGCACCATGGCTGACCAAACACCTTCCCCAGACCCATACGGGCGCACTTCCCCGACCGATGAGGCACCACGCTGCTGGCGCTGCAACCGCCTTCTCGCCATCAAGGTCACAAGACCGTGGCTAATTATCTGCAACCGCTGCAAGGCTCAAAACGCTAAATAGTTGACATCCAGCGAAATTTTGTTATGCTCGCTGACAACACATCGTGCAACTACACATGATGTACGACGATTACCAATCGTTAAACTACGCCCCTTTTAGGAGGTTCACTTGGTTAGATTCAACGGCGTTTTACGCCTGCTTCCCCGACCATCGTTAAAAGGAGCCTCATGCGTAAGCATCTAGCACTTGTTGCTATCACAATCATCAGCACTATCAATTCCACGCCAGCAGCAGCAAAAGCCGCAGCACCAAGCGTCCTAATTACTTCAACCACAGCGGCAAAGAATCCGCTAGAACAACTTCGACAGTTCTCCACCGAGAGCATGCACCCAGAACTCCGTGCTCAATTCCGCACCAAAAAGGTCGCCTCAATCCGCTTCTGGGAAGCCGTTGCATGGTGTGAAACCCAACACGATTGGGAAAACGGCGGCTACTACGCAGGCGGAATGGGCATCGCTCAATCAGCATGGCGTGGATTCGGCGGATGGCAATTTGCAACCTCCCCAGCACGGGCAACCAAAGAAGAGCAAATAATCGTCGCCAATCGAATCTCGTTCCTCGGCTTCCAGACAAAGAATGTTTTCCGAACCCTCGATGACCGCCTCAATAACCGCCCCTTTTACCGTCCAGCAATCGGTTGGAGGAGTTCACAGAACTGGGGCAAGAACTGTGTCAACTGGCGGACCCGCCAACCTCTTCGAGACCGATACACACAGACACCGCTCAACCGATAAAGGTTGACCCTAGTCAACGCTTCGGCTTATGCGATTGCCGTACAATCTGGGGCACAGCGTGTCCTAGTGACCTCGGTTGTCGGTTTGCTTTCGTGCCCTGAGTGGTCCAGACCTCAGTCGAGGTTCTGTCATGCCCAGCAACAGGAGCACCGATGGCGCAATACAAGGTCAACTCAGGCATCGAATACCTCGGCAAACGAGCCGAGGTTGGAGCCGTTGTATCAGACCTCCCACCGAAGGCAATCAAGTGGCTTCGTGAAAGCGGAGCAATCAGCCCAGTAGACGGCGATGCGACTGAAGAGCCAGAAGCCGAAGAACCCGCTGCTTCAATCGAGGAAGAAATCCCAACGGAGGAAGCATAATGCCTTTTCGACACGGTAAAAACACCAAAGTCCTTTCAGCAGAGTACGACATCAGTAGTTATTTGAACGAAAGTTCAACCAGCGAAAGCGTTGAAACAGGCGAAACCACGACCTACAACACAACTGGCGGAGCAAAAACCTATGTGGTTGGACTCCGTGACTCGACCATTTCAATGAGCGGATTCTTTGACGGAGCCGCTTCAGCAGTGGACGAAATCATGGCAACCGCAGTTGGCGCTGGCGACAGGGTCATTACTTTTGGACCAGAGGGTCTGGCGGTCGGTCGTCGTGTGACAAGCCTTAATGCGATTGAAACCTCCTATGAAGTTTCTTCACCCGTTGCCGATGTCGTCGCCATCTCTTTTGAAGGACAAACCAATGAGCGCCTTGACCGAGGAATTTCCTTGATTGATTTGGCAGCCGTATCTTCAACAGCCAACGGCACCTCACAAGACAACGCAGCCGCTACCGCAAATGGCGGAGCGGCAAACCTTCATGTCACAGCGAATACACGCAATGGCAACACGACTTTCAAGGTCCAACACTCAGCGGATAACTCCACATGGGTTGACCTCATCACATTCTCGGTAGTCGGTTCGACGACCAAGACATCGGAGCGCAAGACCGTAACTGGGACTGTCAACCGATACATCCGTGTTCAGCACACACTTGCTGGGTCCACGGGTTCCATCACCTACCATGCGAACTTCGCACGACGCTAAGGACAATAAACAATCATGGCTTTCAAGCACGGCAAAAACGCCTCGTTCAAGGTTGATAACTCGGGCGGAACACTGACCGACATTTCTTCCTACCTGAACGAAGTTTCACTTCCACGCTCCATTGAAACTGCAGAGACAACCTCTTTTCAGACAGCAGGCGGAGCAAAGACCTATGTTGTAGGTCTCAACGACTCAACTGTTTCTATCTCTGGAACTTGGGATGCAACTCTCGACGCACATCTTGCGGGAATCCTTGGACAAGACGCTTCGGTGTCCTTCGAGTATGGTCCAGAAGGAACAGGAACTGGCGCAGTCAAGTACACAGGCGAGGGTCTCATGACCTCGTATGAAACATCAAGCCCAGTGGCAGATGTTGTGACTTTCTCGGCAGAGTTCCAAGTGACTGGTACAGTCACTCGTGGCACCTTCGCCTAACTCTTAAAAGGAGAAAACCCGTGTCCCTTCGTGACCACATCCTGTCCTGTGACGATGTCCAGAAAGAAATCATTGATGTTCCTCAGTGGGGCTGCAAGATTTCTGTCCATGGCATGTCAGGCGCCGCTCGTACCCAGATGATTCAGAACGCTGCCGATAACGACGGCGTAATGAACTTCGCAAAGATGATGCCAGACATCGTCATCATGTGTACATACGACCCTGAAACAGATGAGCAAGTATTTGCCGAGAGCGACCGTGAGACCCTGATGCTCAAATCAGGTGCCGCACTGGACCTCATTGTCAACACCGCTATGCGAATCTCGGGATTGCTTGAAGATGCAGTCGACAAGGCAGGCAAGGATTTCTCGAACGCCCCAGCCAACGCTTCCTCTTTGAGTTAGCCGAGTCGCTGGGGCGAACAGTCGGAGAGTTGCTTTACGGCTCTGGGGGTCATCGTGCGATTTCATCGCAGGAGATAACAGAGTGGATGGCGCTCTACAAATTAAGGAACTGGGAGCAACAGCAAAAACGATGAGGATGAACTAAAGATGGCAATGCTTGAGGTTGTAGCACACCTGAAGGCGAACGCTGACAACATGGTCAGCGGGTTTCGTCAAGCCCAAGGTGCTGCAGACAACTTTGGGCAATCTGTTCAGCGTCAATCTGGAGTAGTGCAGCGTGGCTTTGGAATCATGTCCAAGGCAGCGATTGTCGGTGGTGGCATGATGCAAACCGCCATGATTATGGGCGCAAAAATGGGTATCGGTTTCGCTATGGCGAACGAGCAAGCCATCATTTCATTCAAAACTCTCCTTGGTAGCCAAGAAAAAGCAGAGGCAATGTTCAAGGACTTGCAAGAATTTGCTGCTTCTACTCCATTTGAGTTCCCTCAACTTCGTGATGCTGCTTCTAAGTTGCTCACCACTGGCGTTGCCGCTGAGCGTGTCAAACCAATTTTGACCGCCATCGGTGACTCAACCGCTGCTATGGGCACGGGCGCTGAAGGTATCGCTGCAGCGACCCGTGCTTTGCAGCAGATGAACCTTGTCGGCAAGGTAACTGGTCAGGACATGATGCAGTTGGCGAACGCTGGTATTCCTGCTTGGGATGCGTTGGCAGCAGCCGCTAAAATGTCGGTTGCCGAGGTTAAAAAGGCAACTGAAAAGGGAACTCTGCAGGATTCTGTGGGTCTCTTGATGTCTGGTCTTGAGAATTATTCTGGTGAAGCCATGGGTCGTGTCAAAGGCATGATGGCTGAGCAGGCAAATACTTTGACTGGTTTGATGTCCACTTTGAAGGACAACATCAACATTGCGCTTGGCGAGATGATGGCTCCAGCCACCGAAGGAATCAAAGACGCAATGCCTGCCATCAATGATGCGATTGGCAAAACCATGAAGTCGATGGCTAAACCAATTAACGAAATGGTCCAAGTCATGATGGATGCTTTCCAGAAATTGATACCTGCTTTGGAACCGATGATGAACGCTTTGTCCACAATCATGGTTGCTGTGGTATCGGCTTTGGTGCCAATGGTTGCTCAACTTGCAACTGCACTGCCCTCGTTGCAGCCTGTTTTTGTTGCAATTGGTCAAGCCATCGGCGATTTAAGTGTTGTTGTCGCCCCTCTGATTACACAATTCGTCACTGAATTGGTACCAGTTATCGGATTTGCGGCAACGGCTGTTTCTGGACTTACTGGTTTTATTGCGGAACACAGGGGCGCTCTTGAAGCACTGACACCCGTGGTCGCTGCCGCCGCTGGCGCTTATTTGGCTTTCAAGGCAGTCGGCAAGATTAATGCGTTGTTCGGCAGCGCAAAACAAATCTGGGCATTGGTCACCGCAACAGTGGCAAAGACCGCAGCGGTCGGCGGGGAGGCTGCGGTCACGAGCACGGCAGCGGCTGCACAGGCTGCTCTTGCAGTTGCACAAGCATCAGCCATGGTCGCCGCTGGAGGCGGAGCAGCAGCAACTGCTGCCTACACCGCTGCACTGGCAGCCCAACAAGCGGCTACGGCGTCCGCTACAGCGGCACAGACTGGGTTGAATGTAGCCCTGATTTCTAACCCAATCGGTCTGGTTATCGCTGCAGTAGTTGCTCTTGTCGTTGCCGTTGTCGTTATGTGGAAGAAGTTTGACTGGTTCCGCCGTGGAATGAAGGGACTTTGGAACTCAATCGTCAGCATTGTGCAAACCGCCATCAACCTTATTCTGGGTTACTACGAATTTTGGATTAACGCTGTTATCACTGGCGTAAACCTGATTATCAAGGCTTGGAACAAAATTCCGTGGAACAAAGACATTGAGCCGCTCAACAAAGTCAATCTTCAGTTGGACATCACTGGCGCAAAAGTCGACAACATCAAGAAGGGCATTAACGGTATCGAGGGTGCCGCCACTGCCGCAAGTCAGACAATCAACGGTTGGGGTCAAAACCTCAGCCCTGAAATGATTGCCTTGATGCGAACCAGCCGTGCAGGTAATTATGACTACACAAAGAACAAACCGACAGCGGGTTATGGAGCAGGTGCAGGCGGCGATACGGGAGGAGCAAATCCTCTCCAAAAATTGATTGATGCCACCAAGAAGGTTGGGGCTGATGCTGTGTCAAAAGCGGAGTCTTTCTTCAAAGACCTGACTAACCGTGCCGATGATTTTGCTAAAAGCATTAAGAGTTCGATGATGGCAGTCTGGTCATTCTCCAATGCGATGAGTGATGCTTTGTCATCACAAAAGGATTATCAAGAGGCTCTAAACAATGTCGCTGAGGCTGAACAAGCCGTCGCACAGGCTATGTCTACCCGTGACATGGCTGCATACAGTCGTGCCATTCAGGATTACGCTGAGGCAACTGACAATCTTGCATCTGCTGAGAAGAGCAAGATGACCTTCATGCAGTCATTGAAGAAGCAGTATGAAGATGCAAAGCGGTTTGGGGAAATCCTTACTGCTTTGCGGAAAGCAAACCTCAACGAAGCAGGAATTGCTCAAATCGTGGCTGCTGGAGCAGAGGCTGGAACAAAAATTGGTGAAGAGATTCTGGCTGGCGGCGAATCCGCAATCAGCGATGCGAACACTTGGTACAACGAACTTTTGAAGGCATCAAACGATGCAGCCAATGCCGCCAAGGACCAGTTCTATGCTCAAGGTTTGTCTCAAGGTGAGCAACTTGTAAAGGGAATCACTGACGCTGCCAAGAAAATGGACCTTCGTTTGACCTCAAAAGGTATGACGAAAGCACAGATTGAGAAGTTGCAAAAGAACTTCAGTGTCAACATTGGGTTCTCAATGACCTCTTTGAGCGAACTTGCTACGCCGATGGCTAAGGGCGGCATCGTTCGTGCCCGCAGCGGCGGAACGCTGGCTTTGCTTGGCGAGGCTGGTCGTGACGAAGCGGTCATCCCGCTCGGCAAGGGCGGTAATGCGACGGGCAACACCTACCACATCACGGTCCAAGCAGGAATCGGCGACGAGCAGGAGATTGCCCGTCAACTCATTAAGGTCCTGCAATCACATGAAAAGCGTGTCGGTCGTCTCCCACTGAAGGTGATGTAATGGCTTATCCAGACCTCAAGGTCTACATGGCGTTTTCTGATGGTCCTTATGTCCAGAACCCCACTTGGACATCGATTACGGAATGGGTGCTTAATTGCAAAATCAATCGTGGTCGAGGCGACGACTTTGATTCGTCGTTTGTTTCCACCGCCTCGTTGACTTTGAACAACAACACACGGTTGTTTGACCCTTTCAACACGAGCAGCACCTACAACAACCAGTTGACTCCGAGGCGACCCATCAAAATAACGGGCACAGCGAATGGAACGGAATACATTATTTTTCGTGGGTTTGTCAGTGGATTCCCTGTGTCTTGGGGTTCCGCAGGAAAGATTTCGACGGTATCTATTCAGGCTTACGACATTGTCAGTTTGTTGAACTCAGCCAACCTTCGTAACGATTTTGCGGACATCTACACCCGCTCTCTTTCTCCAGTTCATTACTACAAGTGCTCCGATGCGAATGGGTCTACAACCATTAAGGACTTTGGTTCAGCGGTAAAAGATTTGTCCTTAAGCGGCTCAACTATCCCACTGGTTTCCTCATTTCCGCTCGGGATGGGGTTGAGCGGCGACTCAGCAGACCTCATTGATTCTCCCTATTTGTATTCGGCTGCTGCAACTCCAACCACAGGAAACATAACAATTTCTTTCTGGGCACGATGGAACTCCACGGACAACACTGAGCAAGTGTTTTACATGGGTTCTGCTGGTGACTCAATTGCAATTGAAGGCAATTACCAGTACGCAACTGGTCAATACGGTGTTTTTGTTGAAACAAACCGTGGTGGAAGTATTCATCAAGCGTGGTCCCAAACTGGACGCACCCCAACTAACACCATCGCAAAGCACTATGCGGTCACATACACCAAATCATCGGGCGTCGTTCAGGTTTACATCAACGGCGTTGCACAAACAATGGCTTCAACGGGAGTCAATACCTCAATCAACCTGTTTCCAGCAACCTCGATTACCCTGCTCAACATTGCTTTTCAAGAAGTCGCTCTGTTCGACAAAATCCTGACACCCACGGAGATAGAGACCATTTACCAATTTGGTGCTGGCTCTTCAGACGAATCAACAACAGCCAGAATTAATCGTCTTATCGCCCTCACGGACTTGTCCCCGTGGACAACGATGAAGTCCATCCACACATCACCAGTCGCAACCATTAGCGGAATCCCAGAACCCAATGCGATTGTCTCCGAAACCCTTCAACAGGTCATGGAAACAGAAGGTGGATACATGTTTGCCACCCGTGAAGGTGTCCTAAAAACAGTCAATCGAAACTATCTTTCAACCAATAGCACCTCCATCACCCCTCAAATCGTCATCGCTGATGATGGCACTGGAACGGAATACAGCGGAGAAATTGAAATCTGGTACGACGGCGACAACTTCCGTAACGAAGTAACCGTCAAACAAGCAAGCGGTCTGCAGGTTTATGCGAGTGACGAAACATCGGTTGCCAATTTTGGTCGGCACAGTTATTCCATCGAGAGTCAAAGCGGTTCGGAAACGGAAGCGTCAGACCTTGCCAACCATTGGCTGACCTTTTACAAGCAGATTGTTCCTTCGGTGAGCGCCATTGAAATCGGTAAGAAAACAAGCACAGGGGCGGCTTGGGCAACTCTTCTGCAATTAGAGGTTCTGGACCGTGTCACATTCAAGAGAACACCTTCTATTGGGTCGGCTTTTGTGACTGACCTGATTTTGAATTCTATTGAATTCGACCTGCAACCAAAAAAATGGAGCATGAAGGTAACTGGTTCGAAGCGGTTCTCATTGCTTCCACCGACGGCAACTTCCTTGTCGGTTTCCTTCAATCAGAGCAGTGCAACCTTCGGTGCCAATGTCAATGCGAATGGCAATTCAACGACTGTTGAGTTCCAATACAGCACATCGTCCACATTCTCTTCTGGTGTCACAACGGTCTCAGGAAGCCCTTCTCCGCTGACAGGAAGCACCTCGACCGCTGTTTCTGCCTCTGTTAGCGGACTTTCCAACGGAACACTTTACTACTACCGAGTTAAAGCGACCAACTCTGTTGCTACAACCTTTTTGTCAGGTTCATTTACAACTTACACTCTCAAAACGGTTCGCTTTTCTTCCAGTGGTACATGGACCAAGCCGACGGCTCCAACAGGCGGCGCAGCCCTTAGTTCAGGCATCGATGCGTTTGTAATTGGCGGCGGCGGAAGCAATTCTAATTTTGCTTACGGTGGTGCTGGTGGCGGAGCGGCAGTATCTAATTCTTCTCTCAGTCTTGCCTCAAGCATGGTTGCTGTAATCGGTGCAGCCGACGGCACATCGTCGTTAACAAACCTTGGTACAGCAGCAAAAGGAAACTTCACTGACGATTTTTTTAATCCTGACGGCGCTAGTAGCGGCAGCGGGTTTGGCGGAGGCACAGGCTATTTAGACATACTTGCCACTTTCCCATCAAATGGCGGTGGTGGTGGTGGTAACTCATCAGCGGGCGTAAGTGTGCCTTCATCAACTGGCTATGGCGGTGACGGAGGTACTGGCTCCACGGTTTACACCTTTACCTATGGTTCGGGTGGCGGCGGATTCGGTGATTTTGGTTCTGGGGCAAACGGCGGTGGCAGTGCTTCGACCTATGGACGAGGCGGTGACGGCGGTGGAGTGGGTTTTTCAGCCACTGGTGGCTATGGCGGATTTAAGTATTATGGACCGACGGGTAGCCGCTCTGGAACAGGATGGACTGAAGTATGACAATGACCTTTGCACTTATCGACGCTGACAATCAAGTTGTCAATGTGATTCTTGTGCCGATTGATGCGATGCTTGATGAGGACGGAAACATCGACGAATCAATTGGCGCTCAATACTGCCAACAGTTTCACAATGGCACTTGGATTCGAACCTGTTTGAACGGGTCAATTAGAAAGAATTATGCAGCAGCGGGGTCAAGTTATGACCCTGAACGGGACGCTTTTATTTTGCCCAAACCTGCCGAAAGAGCAGTGTTGGATGAGGCAACAAGCCAATGGACCATCGATGGCTTCTTCCCGCCTTACAGAGAGTTGCGCCAGTAGACGGCTTTAATGCGATGCACTAGGATGGTCTCGCTATCCAAGTGACCCCTGTGTCCCAGACACAAGAGGTTCATCATGAAGCAAATCGTTCTCCGTGTTTTCGCCGTATTCGGCTATTCAAGCCTTGCCATGATTGGCGGCGCTTCAATGCTTGGCGTATCTGTGCTCAAAGGTGCAGCCCTTGCTGGAATCGTTGCTGCAAGCCAAGTAATCGAAAAGTTGGCTCGTGCTTACGCCGATGACGGCGTCGTTTCCAAGGCTGAACTAAATGAAATTTTCGGCGCTTCGAAGGGCGAGTAGCCTCCTACTTTTTGCTGTCCCGCTCCTGTCCCTGACTGGGGCGGGCTTTGCCCATGCCGATGCGATTGTC